CATGCGGATGATCTCCAGCCACCCGCACCTCCTGAGGCTGAGCGCTGACGAGTTCGACAACCCCCTTTCCAAACAGGGGTCTGAGTACGCGAGCACGCTCAAAGCCCAGGGCCTCCTCGACAACCTGCCGCTGCACACCGAGAAGCTGGACGCCCTCGTGGAGATGGTCGAGCAGATCCTGGACGAGGACCGCCGGCACAAGGTGGTCATCTTCTCGTACTTCAAACCCACGTTACGGATCCTCCAGGCCCAGCTTCGATCCGGCGCCCAGTCCCAGTCGGTGCTCATCGACGGCACCGTGACCGGCCGCCAGCGGGACCACGCCATCCAGTCCTTCAACACCGACCCCCAGTGCCGCATCTTCCTGTCCTCGGATGCCGGCGCCTACGGCGTGGACCTCAACCAGGGCTCCCACCTGGTGTCCTACGACCTGCCGTGGTCCGGCGGCGCGCTGGCCCAGCGTGTGGCCCGCATCGACCGCACCAACTCGGCCTTCTCCTCCATCCAGATCGCCTACATGTATGGCCAGGGCACGATCGAGGAGCGGATGTACCGCATGCTGGCCCAGAAGATGCGGGTGGCTCGGGCCTTCCTCGACGGGGAGTTCGACGGCAAGACCGGGGGTATCTCACTGGACCTGGAGTCCTTACGGGAGTTCCTTGACGGTGCATAGTTGCTAAAGTGGTGGTAACGTTCGCACTATGACCCAAGAACCTGCAACCCCTGCCAAGCAGAAACGAATGCGGATGTCCCAGGAGCACAAGGACGCCCTGGCCATCGGCCGCAACGAGGGCCGCGCCGTGCGCGACTACCTCAGCGCCCTGCGTGACCACCGTCCCAAGCGGGGCCGCAAGCGCACCCCCGACACCATCAACCAGCGCCTGCTCGCCATCGAAGAGGCCCTGGTCGACGCCGAGCCGATCGAGGAACTGCGCATGCTCCAGGAGCGGCGGGATCTGGGCATCGAGCTCTTGGGGATGGAGGAGAACGGCGACATGTCCTCCTACGAGCAGGCGTTCATCGCCGTGGCCGCCAACTACAGCGTCCGCAACGGCATCTCCTACGCCACGTGGCGGGAGATCGGCGTGCCGGCGTCCGTGCTGCGGGCGGCCGGTGTCTCGCGGGCGGCCCACGACCCGGAGTGATCAGCGACCGGCGATGGTGGGCGGCGCCGACAACGCCCACCACGCCACCGCTCCCACCACGAGCCCCCAGACTAGGGTGACGACCGCTATGAGGTGGTAGTTCGTCTTCATGGGGGTATAGTGGTAGACATGCCAACAAGAACTCGCACTCTTCGGCGGAAGCCGTCGATCCCCGACATGATCGGGGTGGTGCGGGAGTACCTGCTCAACCGCAGCATGCGGGAACGGGCCCAGTACCACGAGGGCCAGTTGAAGGGCGGCCTGATGGCCTTCCTGGAGCAGGCAGGGGAGGAGGACCCGGCGACGGGCCACCGCACCCTGGTGTTGGACACCCCTCTCCCGTTCACGTCCTACCGGGGCGAACTGGCCGTGGAGAAGCACGTCTCTGGCATCCAACGACAGCGCCGGAAGGGCACCCTGGTCCTCAACGAGGAGCGGGCGATGACCTTCCTGCGGCGTCGGCGGAAGCTGTGGGAGGAGTGCACGACCACCATCACGGTGATCAACGAGGATGCCCTCCTCGCTGCCAACTTCGAGAAGCGGATCAGCGACGACGACCTCAACGCCCTGTACGACGAGGGTGATCCCACCTTCGCCTTTCAACTCCTGGAGGATTGAACCACCATGCCCACTGCTACCAAGAAGGCCCCTACCAAGGCCAGCGCCGTCAAGAAGACGGTGGCCCGACCGTCCACCAAGAAGGCGGTCACGCCGGCCCGAGCCAAGGTCGGCGGCCGCCCCCGCGCCTACGACGAAGAGCGTCGTCAGATCCAGATCCGCCTGCCCGAGGATCTGCGCACCCGAGTCGATGAGGAGTCGGCTCGCCGTCGGGTGAGCAAGAACTTCCTCATCGAGAAGATGATCGCGGACATGCTCCCCGTGTACGAGGGCCAGGATCTGAACCTCTGAGGTTGGTTTCCCGGTGGTTGTTCCTAGTAACATCCGCCGGGATGACCGACCTCACAACTCCGCAGTGGGACAGGACCCAGTACACCCGCTGCAACACCTACGGACACTCGTGGTTCGACTACGACAACTCCGACTGGACGCCCCTGTTCGGTACCCCGCTCGTGCTGCGGTGCGAGCGGTGCGGGACGGAACGCCGGGACGTCATCGGATCCCAGGGACAGGTCATCCAGCGCAACTACAGCTACCCCGAGGGCTACCGCTACGGCAAGGGTGAGCGTCCCGATCGAGCTCAGTTCCGCCTGATGCTGCTGGAGCAGCGCATCCGGGAGGCCCGCGCCGCTCGTGGTGAGGCGGTGCCGGCGGCCCGGAGGCGAGGACGGAGCGCATGAGCGACGACAGCCCGGGGCTGGTGATGCCGCCGTCTCTGGACGAGCAGCACCCACCGCACCCACTGTCTGGTCTGACGCCGCCCGAGTACGCCTGTCCCGAGTGTGGCCGCCCCTTCACCACCAAGCAGGGCCTCGGACGTCACCGCCTGTCGGCCCACGGGGTGAAGGGCAAGGCCACCCGGACCTTGCAGCGGCGCCAGGCCACGGCCTCGAAGGCCACCGCCTCGAAGGGGCGGGAGCACCTGCGTCAGCTACTGTCCACCCCCTCGGTGCTGGAAGAGGACCCCCTGCACGCCGACGACGTGATGTTCGCGGTCATCAACATGCTGTACCCCCACGGTGTGATACCAACGAAGCATGTGCTGTCCCTCCTACGCTGGAGGGAGGCGACCGAACGCATGCTGAACGAGGTGATGGATGAGTGACCTACTCAAGGGGTTCGATGACCTGGACTACCCCGGCCGGCGCAAGCCGGTCAACCGGGACGGTCCACGAGCGTCGATGGAAACCGAGGTATGGGATGCCAAACCCACCTTCTACCTCGTGCGCGGCGAGCGCCGGGAGTTCTTCTTCATCAGCGCGCTGGCCAAGGCCCTCGGCTACAGCGTGCAGTCGATCCGCTCCTGGGAGGACCAGGGCCTGCTGCCCAACTCCGGCTACCGCTCTCCCCGCACCAACGGGCGGGTGGCCGGGGGACGCTCCGACAAGGGCCGCCGGCTGTGGACTCGGGCGCAGATCGATGGGATACTCGCCCTTGCGAAGCGGCACCGGGTCATCCTCAACAAGAAGCCCCCGACGCCGGCCTTCGCAGCAGACGTAGCCCGTCTCTTCAACGAACTGCACGGGTGACCACACCAACACACCCACCACCAGAAAGCACCGCCCAACATGCCGCCCACCAAGCGCATTGCGCGCACCCCCGCGCCCACCAAGCGCGTCTCCCGCCCCACCACTCCCGCTGCTCAGGCCGAGCCTGACGAAGACGACTTCCCGCAGGCCCCCGACACCGACGACGACGCCCCCCTCGAACAGCCCGCCGCCCGCAACGGCAACGGCGCCAAGCCCCGCTTGAAGCGAGGCTGGACCGGCGGCCAGCAGGTGATGGAGTCGACGTCGGACTACGCCCAGGCGTTCCGGCCCGACGAGACGTCCCAGGTCGTCAAGTTCCTCGAAGACAGCCCCTACGCCAGCTTCCGCCGGCACTGGATCGAGGGCACCAACGACTCCGGCCAGCGCACCGTACGGGCCTACACGTGCCCGCTGAGCTTCAACGAGGCCTGTCCGCTGTGCGAGGCCGGTGACCGCCCCCAGGCCGTCTCCTGCTTCAACGTGGCCCTGGTGTCCGAAGACGGCCAGGTGATCCTCAAGTCCTGGGAGGTCGGAGCTCGGCTCTTCAACGTGTTGAAGGGCTACGCCAACGACCCCAAGATCTCCCCGCTGTCCCGGCACTTCTTCCTGGTGTCGAAGACCGGCAAGAAGTCCAACACCCAGTACAACGTCAGCCCGGTGCGCAAGACCTCGCTCTCCGAGGACTACGACGTGACGCCGCCCGAGGACGACGATCTCGCTCGGCTCACGCTCTACACCGAGGACATCGTCAAGGTCGAGCCGATCCGCCGGCTCCGGGAGTTGGCGCAGGAGCTCGTCGCGGATGACGGTGGCGGTTACGAGGGCTGATCGCCGTGCGCTTGCCGCACGTCATCACCGACATCGCTGAGGTTCACGACGCCGTCGAGCGCTTGTCTCGGTCCGATGTCGTGTGCATCGACGTCGAGACGAGGGAGAAGGTCAAGGACAACCCCAACCCTCGTACCAATGAGGTGACCTGGCTCGGTATCGGGGGCCCGGGCCAGGTCTACCTCATTCCACTCAGTCATACCAAGGGTGTCACGCTGGTTCGGGAGCACAGGGACAAGACGCCCGCCTGCATGCTCTACGGCGCCGACGACCCTCGAAGCAAGACCAAGACCGGCAAGATCTCCATGCGTTTGGTCGACCACACCGTGCCGGCCACCTTTGCGACACCGCCGGTTCAACTGAGCCCCGCCGCCGTGTTCGAGGCCGTCCGCCCCCTGCTGTTCAGCGATCGGGCCAAGTTGGGGCACAACGTCAAGTTCGATCTCCAGACGGTCGCCAAGTACTACGACGGTGAGATCCCACCGGGCCCGTACCACGACACGATCCTGATCCGCCACGTCCTGACGGAGAACCTGCCCGACTACACCCTCAAGACGCTGACGATGGACTGGCTGGGCATCCCCCTGCACCGGCGCAAGCGCTTCTACCCCAACCTCGGCAAGGCCGGCGTCGACTTCTTCGGCCTCGATGAGGTGGCCCGCTATCTGGCCAAGGACATCCGCTACTGCTGGTTGCAGTTCCAGTTCTTCTACCCACGGCTGATCGCTCGCGGGCTGCAACCGATCTACGACTTCGAGATGTCGGTGTACCCGGTGCTGATGGACATCGAGCAGGCCGGGTTCTGCGTGGACGGATCAAACCTGGGTCAGGTCAAAGCCAACCTGGAGCAGCGCCTCCGTGAGCTCGAAGAGCAGTGCTGGATCGCCGCCGGCGGCCAGTTCCCGCTGTCCAACACCGACGCCAAGCGCTGGGTCATGTTCGGGCACGGCAAGCCGGCGCCGACCTGGGACCTGGACAAGGAGCGCAAGATCCCGGGCACCAAGCTGCGCAGCCAGAACTTGCGAGCGCTCAGCCTCACCGAGGAGACGAAGGTCCCCCAGGTCACCCAGGCCGTGCTCAAGTACTACGCCGACCGGGGCAACCACATGGCCGAGTGGTTCCTGGAGTGGTCGCTGCTGGAGAAGTTGCGGGGCACGTTCGTGGAGGGGCTGAGCAAGATGCTGACGCCCCACGAACGCGGCCTACCGACGATCCACACCTCATTCAAGCAACACGGCACCGTAACGGGCCGTCTCTCAAGTGCCAGCCCCAACCTCCAGCAGCTTCCTCGGGGCTCGCGGATCCGGGACCTGTTCGTAGCCGGGCCCGGTCACGTCCTGATCGTGGCCGACTACGACCAGATCGAGCTCCGCTGCGTGGCCCACCAGAGCGGCGACCCAGTGATGACCCAGGTCTTCAAACAGGGGTCTGACATCCACGCCCAGGCCACGGCGGCCGCGTTGCGGATCCCGGTCGGGGACGTGACGCCGGACTTGCGCCAGGTTGGCAAGACGCTCAACTTCGCCACCCTCTACGGCGCCACCAAGGGCAAGATCGCCTCGGTGGCCGGCGGTTCCGAAGCCCGCGGCCAGCAGTTCCTCGACCGCTACTACGCCCAGTTCGCCGCCCTCAAGCCGTGGAAGGCCCGCATGTTGCGGGAAGCCCGAGCTCGTGGTGACCGTGCCAACTTCATCTCCCAACCGCCAGCGGTGCTGATCCCCCCGATCGGGCGCCTGCGGAGGCTTCCGGACCTCTACAACCCCGAGGACTGGAAGCGTTGGCGGGCGGAGCGTCAGGCGATCAACGCCATCATCCAGGGCTTCGCCTCCAACATCACGAAGATGGCCATGTTGGGCCTGCACTCCAACCTGGCTGAGTTGCCAGCGTGGATGGTGGTCCAGGTGCACGACGAGATCGTTGTCTGTTGCCAGGAGGACTGGGTGGATGAGGTTCTTCCCATCGTCGTCTCTACGATGGGAGACATCAGAGACAGCGATGGCGGCCCCATCCTGGGGGACGAGATCCCGTTGCTGGCCTCGGCAGGAGTTGGTTACTCGTGGTCGCAGGCGAAGGGCAAATGACGAGCTCGTGTCAGCACGATGGTCAGACCTGCCCGTTCTGCGAGTCCTGTGTTACTTTGATGCTCATGGCCCTCGGTGTCCTGGACCGTGCGACCATCGTGGAAGTGACCTCGCTGGCTGACGCTTACGCCGAGGGAGTTGCTAGCTCCCTGGCTGACGTCGAATCGCCCGAGGCGCTCCTCGAAGGCCTGTCCGGTGCCTTCATCTCGTTTCTCGTTGAAGCGTCGCGGTTGGTCCATACTCTCCAGTCGTGACTGACAACTCAGCGTGGTACCAACGAGCGCTGGCCCGAGC